AAGATAACAGGTACAACGACGACGGTTACGACGAAGGAGATATCAAACTAATGGGTGATATGATTCTTCCTACTGATAAAATGGTTGTACTCCAAGCAGAGGAGGATACATATAATAGAGGATTACTAGTAACTAGCAATAAAGATAAAAGTTACGATGTAGCATACTGGGCAGACGATAAGACTAAGCCTTATCCTATAGGAATAGAGATAGACGGTGTAGAAGTATCTAAAGATGCAAAAATAATAAAATTTATGTTTCACCCAGAAATGAAATAATATGATAAGAATAAAAGATATATTAGGATACCCATCTCTAGCTTACCATATAGACAATAAGCTCTCATTGCATGAGCATGTCTACCGTTATAACTCTAAAGCCTTTATACAATTGTTTAATGAAGCAAGAGAAGCTCTTAGAGACGAAGCTATTGAGTTAAACGAAACAGATAGAGAGCTCTTAGAAACAACTGACATAGGAGAATACGCAGATTATAATGGTATGAGGGTACCTTTAGACTTACCAATGGTCTCTGCAAAATATAACCCACTATTTGAAATTGGCTGTCTAATTGACGATATGATTGAAAACGAGGACACAATCGACGAAGCCTCTACTATCGAGCAAATGATAGATTTTGATTTAATAAAAGAGCTAGTAGAATCAATTGGAGCAAATATTAATATGGATAAATTTAGGAAAGCAGTTAGTATTCAAAATGAATCATTTGACTATTCTGGATTTGACATGATAAAAGCCTCAGTCGGATATATGAATGAGCTAGAATATAAAGGTAAAAAAGTAAAACTTAACAAACCTAAACGTGGAGGCTCTAAAAAATTCTACGTATATGTTAAATCTAAAAAAGGTAATGTAAAAAAAGTATCTTTTGGAGATACTAACTTATCAGTTAAGTTTAAACAAAAAGGAGCAAGAGCATCTTTTGCAGCACGACATAAATGTGCTACTAAGAAAGACAAAACAAAAGCAGGGTACTGGTCCTGTAATATAGGTCGCTATTGGAAATCATTAGGCGGCAGCGCTAACTTTTCAGGATATTGGTAGGATATGAAATTAATTAAACTTATATTAGAGGATACAAAAGAAACTTTCGATGACTTTGCTGAAGGTAGAGAAAAAGGAGCAAGTAAAATTGCTTCATCTGCTAAAGAAAAAGGAGGTGATTCATTATTAACTTATGAACACTTTAACGTAAAGCTTTCTTATTATAAAAAAGCAGCTGACGGAAAATTTAATCTAGAAGCAGCTCAAAAAGAGTTTGAAGAGACTCACAAAAAAATTAGTTCTACTATGAGCCAGACGGCGTTTCAAAAAGAAATGGGGAGATTAGAGGTTCTAGGAGAGTTAATTATTAAACACGGATAATTATTTTAAATTTTCACCTTAATGAAAAAGTTATTACTACTACCACTAAACGATTATCAAATCGCACCATCTGCTTGTTTACCAAGTGAATAATAAACCCTACAAAGAAACATTAGGTAAGGAGTATTCTGTGAGAGAGTTTTTACAGAGTACCTCATCACTTGAATATGTTTGGCATAGAGATAAAGAAGATAGGTACGTACAGCCTATTAATTATTCTGATTGGAAGCTACAACTAGACAATACAGTACCTGTGGAGTTCGGTAATAGTAAACTATTTATACCTAAAGAGACTTACCACAGACTTATAAAAGGAACAGGTGATATAACTCTCAAAGTTTGGAAACTATAAAATAACTTAAATGAAACTATCAGATATTATCTTAACAGAAGGACATGACTATGATAAATATAAGCATGTAGCTCTCGATATAACAAAAGAGCTTACTGTTGGATACGGTGATTATAATCCAATGGTTAGTATGGGGCATTATGTTGAGGACGGACCTAATGCAGGGAAAGGATATGGATCAGTTGAATTTAAAGTTGAAGAAGCACTTCCAGATGACACATTTAGACAAGTAGTAGCGTTCCTTAAAACCAGAAAATATAATGTAACATCAGAAGCTAATTACTATGATGATGATGGGGATAGATATTACTATCCTAGAATACAATTCGAGTTTTCACAAAGCGATGTAAAATGAAACTATCCAAAATTATACTAGAAGATAAAACTATTGTAGCAAGAACAGAAGTAGATATGTCTAATGATGATATCAATAAACTAACTGAATCTATAACAAATCAACTAGAAGAATTCCTAGACACAGGCAACAGAGACCTTATAAGGATTACAGTAGCAACTGCTATTAACGAACTGCTCCAAAACAAATAATATAAAAGTTTGCCGTCTGAATAAAAGTTCTTATCTTTACTATAAGATACGGACGGTTATATGGATTACGCTTTTCTTTTAGGAAGTATAGAGAATATACTAGGTAAGAGTCATAAGAGAGCTAGAGATAATTATGCTTTCTCATGCCCTTTTTGCAATCACCGCAAACCTAAGTTAGAAATTAATATGTTTACTAACGAAGAAGGTAAGAACTACTGGGAATGTTGGGTTTGTCAAACTAGAGGGACTACGATTAGGTCCCTATTAAGACAGTTGCAAACACCTCGTGATCAAGCAGTAGATATTCTTAAGTTTGTACCGAAAGGGAATGAGGTGGAATACAAACACCTATCTATATTAGAACTACCAAAAGAGTTTCAATTGCTTCAAAATGCAACAACAACATCAGTTACAGCTAACTTAATTAAAAAATACCTATATGCAAGAGGACTTAGCTCAACAGATTTTATTAAATATGGTATTGGATACGCAGCAAGTGGAGAGTATGGAGGAAGAGTTATTATTCCAAGTTATTCTAGATCCAATCAACTCAATTTCTTTGTTGCACGAAGTTACCAGGGGGATTACTTTAAATACAAGAACCCTGAAACTTCAAAAGATATAATATTCTTTGAGAACTTAATTAATTGGAATATGCCTATCATACTATGTGAAGGTGTATTTGATGCTATAGCTATAAAACGTAATGTCATACCCATACTAGGAAAGTCAATCTCTACAGCTCTATACAAAAAGATTCTTATAAGCCCTCTTGAAGATATATACATTGCATTAGATAATGATGCTAAAACAAAAGCATTACAAATATCAGAACAATTCTTAAACCTCGGTAAAAGAGTATTCTTAATTGATATGAAAGAAAAAGACCCATCTAACATGGGCTTTAAGTCATTTACAGATTTAATTAAAACAGCAGAAGAATTAGACCTTAGCAGTCTAATGATGCATAAGCTAGATTTATGATAAAACAAGGTATGAACATTCTAGAACAGAATGAAAAAAAGAAATTAGACTTTAACCCTAAATTAAAGCAAATAAACTTTTTAGACCGTAGAGTCTATAAGAGAGGCGAAGGAGTATATTACCCGTCCGTAACTACAATACTCCAATATATGCCCAAGAATAAGTTCTTCGAATCGTGGATGAAGGATGTTGGGCATAACGCTGATCTTATTATGCGTAGAGCAGGTAAAGAAGGTACACAAGTACATGAAGCTGCAGAACAGTTGATACTAGGAAATGAAGTAACATGGATGGATGATTACGGTAGAGCTAAATATAGCCAACTTGTATGGGAAATGATATTAAAGTTTCATGACTTCTGGACAACTCATAAACCAGAACTTATTTCTGCAGAAGAATTTGTATGGTCAGATAAACATAAGTATGCAGGTACAGCAGACATTGTATGTAAAATGAATGGAGAAATATGGTTACTAGACATCAAAACATCCAACTCAGTACACAAGTCTTTTGATCTTCAGTTAGCTTCATATGCAAAAGCGTTAGAAGAATCTAAAAACCAGAAAATTGATAGGACAGGTATCATTTGGCTTAAAGCTCAAAGTAGAGGACCCTCTAAACAGAAAAATGTAATACAGGGTAAAGGATGGAAAGTATTACAAATAGACAAAATTGAAGAGAACTTTGAACTATTTCAACTTATATATAGACTATATGGATTAGAACATCCCGTAGTTGAACCTATTTATAATAGTTACCCTACTACACTTAAACTATAATATATGCGAAAATTACTACTTACCTTATCTATTCTTATTTTAATAGGCTGTTCTACTTTTAAACTCTCGACTCATAACTATGATCCTATATACGGACCAACAGGAGATGAAATTGAAGTAGGTGTAATTAATACTCAATGGGAATTAAATAGAAAGCTAAGAGACGATTTTCAATTTAGATATAATTTTGCTGAATATGCAATGAATCAGCCTTACAGCTGGTACTTTAATAACCGCACACTTAATAGGTATAACATGTGGAATCCATATAGTAGGTTCGATATGTACGCTAACAGTAATAACTTTTGGATGAATTGGGCATTTGATTACCCATTTAATAACTTTAATTATAACTGGAGAGACCCTTTTGGGTTTAATTCAATGTATGGAAGTAACGGTTATAATAATTGGGGATACGGTAATAGCTGGTATGATCCATATAACAGAAGGGGTAATCGATATACATGGAATAACTTGTATTATAATCAACCTAAAAATAGAAACATATCTTACAATAGAGGTAGAAGAGGAAGTAGCAGTGTTAATCCAAGATCAGCAACAGCAGGTAATACCCTAGTTAACCAACAACCCGCTTCTACAATCGACCGTATGGTTAATAAATTGAGAGAAAAAAATAAAGAAGTAAGAGTATATCTAAGTCCTAACAGTGTACCTACTGTAATAAGACGTAGAAATAATAATATACAGCTGACTAGAACCAATAATAGACGTACTATTTATAATAATAATAATAGTAGGTCTAATCAAATAAGGAGACAAGAAGTTCAAAGAACCTCTACTCCTCGAAGAAGTAGTTCTAATAGTAGTAATACTCCTACTAGAAGTAATAATAAGTCTACATCTAATAACGGAAGAAAGCAACAATGATTAAATTAATGCACATATTAACCGAAGATAGTAATAAACCTAAAGCTGTAATAATGGCAGGAGGAGCAGGCTCTGGGAAAACATATCTACTTAACCAACTCGGTATAGAAGGACTAACTTCTTTTAATCCAGACAAATACGTTGAAGATCCAGATCATCCCTACCATAATAACCTAGGAGCTGCATCAAACCAAATAAATAAAGACGTAAATGCCGCTGCAGATGATAAAATGAGTTTTTTATGGGATACAACAGCATCGGGAGTTAGATTTGATGAAACATTAAATAAGTTAATTTCATTAGGTTATGATATATATATGATACTAGTATATAGTCACCCTATGATTTCTTATATCTCTAACTTCTCTAGAGGTAGAAATATACCTGCAGCATCAGTTTTCTCAACTTGGAGAAACGCTTATCAAAAAATTGGTGAGTTTCAAAAGAAGACTAAAGGTAATCTTTCAATATTTGTAAACGATCACGGAGGTAAATTTACTAATGAAGTAGAGGCATTTAATACTGCTGCTAAAAACGGCATTAACGGTATTAAAGACTACTTAGCTGCATATAACGAAAAGACAGGAGCAGGGAAAAGCTCTTTCTTTAAACCAGTAGTAATGTCTTCAGAAGAGGAACAAGAATTTAATAAAGCTGTAGTAAACGTCGATTGGAATAAAGATAACAGATCAGAAGATAAAGCTTTAAAAACAGCCTTCCTTAAGTCTTATCAAAAAATAGGTACTGGACCAGGTGAGGATAAACTTAAAGACACGGTAAAAAAATATAAAGATAAAAGTGTTGGCGAAAAAGAAAAAAGCGATGCAGTACTAACCAGTATCGCTGACATGATATATTCACCTGAATTTCAAGAACTACTAAAACATTCAACACCTAAAGAAATAGATACTAAAGTACAATCATTCTTAGCATGATAGCATTATACCCAGGAGCATTTAAACCACCTCATAGAGGTCATTTTGAAGTCGTTAAGAGTCTACTTAACGGTTCCTTCACTGGAAAGCTATATGGCCTTGATGATTATAAAGAAGCAGGTATAAAGGCTTTAGAAGGAGAAGACTCTAAGGCAGAACCAATAAATAAAGTTGTTATATTCATAGGAGGAAAAGATCGTAATGGTTTAGGAGCAGATAAATCTAAGGCAATATGGGAAATATACGCTAAATATTTACCAGGAGAAGTAGTAATATACGATAGAGTTCCTAACCCTATGTTAAATGCTAAGGTATATGCTAAAGACAGACCAACAGAAAACTTTTATGCTGTTACAGGAATAAGAGGAGAAGAAGATTTAATTGATTTAAAACGTATATCAACATTTAAAAACCTAACTAATGTAGAGGGATTAGCTTTAGTACCTTCAGGAGAAAATCTTGCTATTAGAGCAACAAACTTTAGAAATAAGCTAATATCAGGAAACTTAGATGATACTTTAGATTTCTTTCCTAAAGAATTATCAAGAGAAGAAATGTTAAAAATTACTAACATGTTAAAAGACAGTATAATTGCAGAGCAAATGAACATAACCATTGAAGAGATCTTTAACGGTTTTGCTTCAAATGAAAAACCAAGAAGAAATCAACATACAATTAATACTCACGGAGTAATGAGATCAGAAGATAGAGCAGATCTTGTTAAAATATATAATAAACTCCGTACAGTACTCAACACTGAATTAGTATTAGTAAATTTTAAACAAGATAGAATAGAAGTTAGCTTAAAGAATGACTCAGATAGAAGTTCATTTGACTATACTCCTCACATGGCTTCCCTATTAGAGTATATGTTAAATGAGGGAATGAAAATTACTCCTTTACCTGAAATTAAACTTAAAAAAGATATTGATGAAGCTTCTAATTTCTTTGGAAAGACTGCTTACTATGATCCTAACATAAAAGAAGTTGTCTTATATACAGAAGGAAGACATCCAAAAGATGTAATGAGGTCCTTTACTCATGAAATGGTTCACCATATGCAAAATATGGAAAAAAGGCTTGGAGGTATATCTACTAGTAATACTAATGAAGATAATGACTTGCTAGAAATAGAAAAAGAAGCATACTTAAAGGGCAATATTACTTTTAGAAACTGGGAAGATTCAGTTAAAAACCCTAAAGAACAAGTTGCAGAAGGTAGTTACGATACACTTACGAATCGTATTTCTTCTACTATATTTGATTCATTTAAAGAAGCAATAGTAAAAGGAGAAGATGGAGAGTTTAATATTACTATCGGTCCACAGGAAGATGCAGATATAAAACATAAAATGAGCTTTGACGTTCAAGCTATTATTAAAGTAACAGATGATATCTACTCTGTAGACGGAGGAGCAAATGCAGGGTATGATGACGATGGAGACGATATAGACCCTTTTATCAATATAGTATTTCAAGTACCAACTAATATTGACCTAAAGGAGTTATCTTTTGATTTAAAAGACGTAATAAGACACGAAGTAGAACACCTCACCCAAGATGGTGAAAACCTTAAACAAGGTAAATACATTCCAGATGATGGAGACTTAAGAGCTCTAATTGATGCTGGACTATTAGATAAAGATGAATATTATAAACTTCCTAAAGAAGTAGATGCAATGATTCAAGGTATGTACTTTAAAGCTAAAAAATCTAAAACTCCATTTGTAGATGTAGTTGATGATTATTTTAACAAGGCTAAAGTAACACGAGAAGAAAGACCTATTATAAAAGCTCTTTGGAATCGACGTTTACCTGCTTTAGGAATAAAACAAAGGTTATGAAACAAAAAATAAGTGAACTATTAGCAGAAGGATACCCTCTGCCAGAACAAAAAGAAGTACCACCGTATAAAATATACTGTGATATGGATGGAGTACTAACAGATTTCGAATCAAGATTTGAACACTATACAGGTAAACATCCTCAAGTATATGAAAAACAATATGGACTCCAGAAGTTTTGGAACTTAATAGATGTAGAGGTAGGAATAAAGTTTTGGATAGGTATGGGCTGGATGCCACAAGGTCAAGAATTATGGAATTTTATTAAACAATATCAACCAGACCTATTAACTTCTCCTTCTAGAGATAATAGTTCAAGACTAGGTAAACAGTTATGGGCTAAGAATAACTTAAGTCCGAAGCCAAAAGTAATACTTGCGTACTCTAAAGATAAACAGAGGTATGCAAATGAGAATAGTATATTAATAGACGATAAACCGTCTAATATAAATGAATGGGCAGCTAAAGGCGGAATTGCAATAAGATGTAAAGACGGAGATACTAACCATGTTATAAATAAATTAAAAGAGTTAGGTTATGCGTGATGAAAAAGAATCGTTATTAAAAAAAGAATTCAAAGAAAGTGATTTACAAAGAGCAAGGAACCTAGTAAATAAGGACTTTACAGGCTCTACTAAAACACAAACAGGATATCAAAAATCATACGTTAGACGTATTGAAGGAGACATATGGAATGAAGGAGGTAAGAGCTGGACGATTAAAAATGGTTTAAAGCAAAACATTACTAAATTAGATGCAGCAAAAAAAGCTATACGAATTCCATTAGCTTGTCCTCAATGCAAAGGAAAAATGACTCATTGGTTAGCAAAAAAAATGTATAAGATACACGGTGTGTGTTTTAACTGTACTGTAGAAAATGAACAAGCTTTAAAGAAAGCCGGATTATACGATCAGTATGAAAAAAGAATGATGCAAGGTAATATGAGAGCATTTGCACAAGATATACAAGACTGGTCAGTTGACTTTGTTAACGAGAGTCAAGATGTAGTAACAGAGGACGGAGTAATAGAAGACTGGAACTCTAATAGCAGTGCTAAAAAACAAGTTATAAAGAACGTAAAAGATTATTTAGATATTCTAAATAAACACATAGTATAGTTATATTTATAATATATAATTAATTAACGTTAGAATGACTCAAAAAGAGACACTAGATTCGCTATTAAAAGAGATAAGGCATATTAAGACACATATGCCAAATGGTGAAATGAAAATTATCCAAGCGGACTTGCATGATTTAAAGGAGGATATATCGGATATGAAATATATGTTAATGAACCCAGAAGACGGTATCATTGTAAAAACTAATAAAAACTCAGACTTTCGACGTAAAATGGAAGAAGGTGAAGAAAAGTTTCAATACCATATGTCTGACATTAAAGAATTAAAACAATGGAAATCAGCTACAACTAAAGCTTTGTGGATTATTTTCGGTGCATTAGCATCTATTATTATAAGAATGTTAATGATGCACTCAGATAAAATAAATTTATAATGAAAGAAACTAATAAAGATACTATAAGAGTAAGCACTTTACCTGCTAAATATCAAAAAAAGTTAGCAGATAGATATGGTGAAGTACACCCTCAAGATTTTCTATCTGGAGATAAAAAGACTTATTTTAAATTTGACGGTGAAAATAAAACAACAGGTAGCGTAACCCATAGACCTATTAATATGCCTTCTTTTGAAAGTATGTACTTAATATACTCTAAATTGGTCGGGAGTGTTAAATATCTTGCAAAGAATCAAGAAATAGCAGGCGATAAAGATGCTAGACAGTTATTCGATATAATAAAAACTACTTATAGACAACTACAAACATACCTCAGGAACGAAAGACCGGAGCAATACGAACTTATGAAAATGAGAAGGGTAATGGAAGAAAAGACTTATGAAGAAATTATAGAAGTATTAGCAGAAGGAAAACCAGGTCTTTGGGCTAACATAAGAGCTAAAAAGGCTAGAGGTGCAAAACCTGCCCATAAAAATTCTAATGCACATAAAGATGCAGTTAAAGCTGGTGAGAAGATTAATAAATCTGAGACTAAAGGAGCACCATCAGGACATTACTTCACTAAATCTGGCAACCTTGTAAAAGGTACTATGTCTGCAGATGCTAAAGAAAGAGGAGCTCGTAAATCAGATCCAAAAGATAAGACAAGATCTAAAGTACCTAAAGCCACACAGTATAACGAAGATGACCTCGGTAAAGGGTATACATACGCTAGAGATATTATTGCTCATTTAAGAGAGAACGTTTATAGAAAATTAAATGATCAAGAATTAGAAGAGTTTAGAAGAGAGATGTATGAGCACTATAAAGATGTAGTAGCAGAAGATACGACCGAAGAAGGTCTTTGGGCTAATATTAATGCTAAGAAAAAAGCAGGTAAGAAATCTTCTCATGGTAATTCTAATGCACATAAAGATGCAGTCAAAGCAGGCAATAAACTAAAAGAAACAGAACATCAAGGTTCAAATTACAAATGGCCTATGTCTAAAGCTACTAAAGATAGAAAAGATGCAGACGTAGCAGCTCAAAAAGCTAAAAGAAAAGCTGATAATAAATTAAAATGAAATTAACTCTAGCACAACTTATAGGAGAGATCATAACTGATAGTAAAATCATTTGTGATAATTGCGGTTGGAGCTGGAACAAAGAAGACGGAGGTGATGATTTATATATGTGTCATAAATGTGGACATAATAATACCCCTCATGCTTTAGAGAACTTTAAGGACGGTAAAAAGAAAGGTAAGTCAAAACCAGGTAGAGTAAAAAAATCTGGTGCTAGTTGTAATGGTTCTGTAACTGACCTTCGCAGAAAGGCTAAGAACGCTTCAGGCGAGAAAGCTAAAATGTACCATTGGTGTGCTAATATGAAAGGCGGTAAAAAATGAAATTAAGCGATAGTAAACTAACTCCTCAAGGGTACTTTCTAGATGCTATAGAAGACCCGTCTATACTCAAAGACCCTAACTGTGTTGATTTATTCGATCAAAACGGCTACCACTTAACAAAAGCTGAACAAGCATACTTATCACGTAATGGATTTGAAGCTATAGAAAGACGTCATGAGGACTGTCTTAGACACGACTGGATTACATGGGATAAGAAATCAGGAGCTCATATAAATCACTCAGACTTATTTGAAAGAAAAGGATTTAAAGATCAAGCATTACAGCAATTAGAGATATTTGCAGAAGATTATAATCCAATGCTCTATAAACTTATTAAAATGAAACCAAAATGGGGTATAGATATCTCTATAGATTATGTATCTCCAGATGCAGTATTTGAAGTATTTCACTACGAATGGGATTCTTTTGAGTACGATAAAGTACTTGAAAAAAAGTTGGAAATTGAGAGATTAGTTCTTAACTTAGACTGGGATCATGCAGCAAAAGAATTGTGGGGAAGGAAAGATGAGTGGATTAATCTCGACTTTTTCGAACAGTCCCTTTGGCGAACAGAATTCTTTGGTACAGAACCTGAGAAGTTTAAGAATATTATTTGGGATAACTAATCTATTTATATAAGATACCTCCATAAAAAGTTAAATAAAGATGACATATAAAGAAGTTAATGATAGGCTAACAAAAGTACAAACTGCTCTCAATAAATTGAAAAGCGGTAAAATAGACTTAGCCCCCGTCAAAACCCAAGCTCAACTTGAAATAATTAAAGAGTCTCTACAGAAAAAACTCATTACCTTAAAAGAGCGAGAGCAGACTATGTTCGTTAAGACTAAAGGAGGAGATGACGAAGTTGTTACTTTAGATAAAAAAGAAGCTGACAAACTTAAGAAAGATACAGATATTATAGGTATTAAAACAGCTAAAGGTGAAACTATAAAAGAAGAAGAAATCACAGTTGAACAGAATCAAGAAATTGCTAAAAAAGTAGGTAAAGCGTTAGCTAATTCTCTACGAAAAGTAGGCGATGAGTTAGATACTATGAAAGCTAGAAACTTTAACCCTACTAATGATACTAATTACTTTGACATCTACGTAGAATATAAAGCATCAGATAAAAGTGATGATTTTAAGTTTGCTATTAAAGACGGTATTTTAAGTCTACAAGGCAAAGAGTTAGGAGCAGTAGGATTTCTTCCTTCTGGAGAAATACAAATACACACAGAAATAATAGAAGCAGCTTTAATAAAGCACTTTGAATCAGATATGAAAGAAGATATGAGATCAAAAGATAAAGAATTTGAAAAGAGCAGAGAAGCTGCCAGATTAGAAAAGCACCCAGAGAGTGATACCATCAAAAAGATACAGGCCTTACTCGGAAAAGAAAAGAGCTTAGGAGAAACAGAAGATGAAGCTAACACTTCAGGAGCTGTAGGTGCATACCTTACTCCAAATGCTTTTGGAAAGAAGAAAAAGAAAGATAAATTATATGAAGATCCATCCTATATAGATATAATTGGTCAGTTTGCTGCCCTTATGGCTACAGGTTATACTGCATATCAAGCAGTAGAAAAACTAGGAGATGGAAACGGAGATATAAGTATAGACAGTATTAAGAAAGCTATACATAAATACTCAGCCCCTAAAAACGAAGACGCAGAAGAAGATGCTAAAAATGATGCTGATTACGAAGCTGGATGGCATGACAATCCAAGAAAAGATGAAGATGTAGATGTAGGTCATCAAGACGATGAACCTAGCATGTTAGGAGCTTCAGCACTAGAGACAGCAGAATATGCAGCTAAATTATATAAGAAACTACAGAGATATGACCAACATGACGGAGAAGTAGATTTTCCTAACTGGTGGCAAAAGAAGCTAATCTTAGCTAGAGATTATATGTCAGCAGCGTACCATTATTTAGACTCAGAAGAGAAACAACCAGCCTTAGACCAATTAGCACTAGAAAGCGTTGTTAAAGAAGGCAGAGGCGATATGGAAAGAATTGTCGACCTTATTACTGATAAAGCAGCTGAATCAGGATTTACTGTACAAGAAGAGGCAATGGAAGTAATGGAAGCTATCGGAGAATACTACGAGATAAACTTTGAATTTGGTAGATTAGGAGATAGTCTAGAAGAAGGAGAAGGTAATGAAAAAGCAATTAAAGGTCAAGAGTTAGTTGATTACATAATGGGTAACTGGAATTGGTCAGAAGAAAAAACACTACATTGGCTAGGAAATAACTTTGGTAAAAACAAAAAACCTCAAACCCCTAAAGAAGAAGATCAAGACTATATAGACTACTTAAGAAGAAGTGGTAGAAATAAGTATGCAAAAGAACTAGTAGCCCGTAGCTCAGGTAAACTAAAAGAAGAAACCTTACAAGAAGAACTAACAGGAGATCAAAGAGAAGCCCTAATGGACTTACAGAACGTATTAGATCAAGCAGCTAATTTAGGAGACGAGGCTAGAGAGATAGTTAAAGATCATTTTCCTAGAGAATTGAGTGCAGGTGAAGCTTATGATGTATTTAGTTTTGGTTCAAGTTCTAATAGATACGATAAAACATTAGAATCTTTAATAGAAGATATTGAATTGGCTGCTGAAGATGATGATATGGATGATTTAGATGAAGGAGTTGCTAAAACTAAAAAAGCTCACGACCAAGTTGTTACTATAATGAAAGACCTTGCTAAGAAATATAAGGCAGGTGATAAATCAGTAGTTGACCAACTTAAATCATTAACAGCTACTAAAAAGAAATTAGAAGCAATGTTAGATAAAGATGTTGCAGGAACCGGAGTAGATCAAGAAGTAACTGAAATATAATAATATGAAAGGAAAAGACTTACGTAATTTAATTCTGGAATCATATAATGAAGTATTGGTAGAGCTTAATGAAGGTTATTTTGGAGATACTAGTGACGATGAAGACGAACCTACCTATGCTGATAAGCAAAGAGCTAATGTAATAGAAGCACCAGATGGTGTACATTATATTAGGGTAGAAAGAACTGAATTCATAGAAGCATTAGGTATTTTAGAAAATGCTTTTGAAGACAGTATAGTTAAGTTTGAATTAAACGATCCAGATACCATATACATTCATAATGCCGATAATGGTGATATGCATGATGCAGTAGAAGAATTACAGCAAAATGGTATCATAATCGATGAAACTAGTATAGATGACGAACTTCAAGAAATGGATATGAACGATCCAGTTCTTATGAAAACGAGAGCAGCTAAAAATAGAGCAGCTCAAGCTAAACATCCTGACACTAAATTTGCTGTAGGTAAACAAAACAATATAGAAAGAGCTGCTAAAATAAAAGACCTTGAAAGAAAGAGAGATCAAGTAATGAGAGATATGGAGCAGGAAGCTGAACCAGAAGGAGGTCCTATAGCAGATAAATATGGAACAGTATTAAATAAAATAGATCAAGTACTTCTAAAACTTAGAGGACCTAAGAATGTAAATTTACAAGAATCTCTTTTAGATGAAGTAGAAGATGAAGAACCAACACCAGAAGAGTTACCAGATACTGATGCTCCTAAAGAAACAGTATTAGAAGATTCAACTGATACCATACTAGCTAAATTTCCAACTGTAAGAGCAGCGTTAGTTAAATTACAAACAGAAGATTTTAAACAATTTGTTACTTCTATAGATTGGATATCACCTAGACCTTCTTCTTTTAGAATTAATCTAAAGAATGGTCAAGACTATCTCCTTAAATGGACAGGTAAAACATTTGAAGCAAATATACTAGGAAAAAGATATTATATAAATAATATTGCAGATTACCAGCAGGCCTTAGATAAATTAGCTATACTGTATAAAGAATCACCCATGAAAGGAGCAGGAGAAGAAGCAGCAGATGCTGACGGTGTAGATTCAGCAGATACCGGAGGAGGAGACTTTCCAGGAGAAGATGGTGGAGCTACCGGAGGTGACGCAGGAGCACCTGACGATGGAGGAGGAGATACAGGAGGAGCAGATTTAAGTGGAGAACCAATAGACTTCGAAGACGGAGAAGAACCAGAAGCATAATAATAATAATATGAAAAACAATTTTGACCTTAGAAATTTCTTAACAGAGAATAAACTTACTCCAAGTTCTAAAAATGAAGCATGGGGTTATGAATCCGACTTTGCTAAACACATAGAAAAAGGAGGAGGAGTACCTACTGCAAAAGTAGATCCTAAAGTTCTTCAAGTTAGCATGGGTAAAAATGCAAAACAAGAGCAGAGAGTAATAGATATTGCTAGAGCTGCAATCGCATTTATGGATGAACAACCGAAAACATCAGCAGAAGATGCTTTAAAAACAGTATTAGGTAATTAAATGAATCTTATAGACAAAGTATTATTAGAATGGTCATATAAGACCACTAAAGGATATCCTGACATTAATAGTCAAGAGGATATGGCTTTGTTTGAATCTATGTTTGGTTTTAATCCCTTATTGAATGAAAACGTAGACCTAGTAAATTTTATTACAAGTAATATAGACGGTTACGGTGATATAACAAGTAAAGGTAGTACTTCACTTACTTTAACTTTTTCCGATATACCTTCAACAGGAGGACAATCTACAGATTTACGTAAGAGTGTGTTTGATGAAATAGAAAATTTAGCTAGAGAAGAAAACGAAATAACTTCCTATAAATACAGTAATGCTGGTAATTCATCAGTTGGTTTCTGTACTATTACTTTTAGAGGTAAAGAGTATAAGATTTCTCTTAAAGGAACTCCTACTGCAGATAAAGCAGATACTGATATTAAGGAAGCATTAGTTTCTTTATTCTATGTAAGTGACATTACTACACCATTTACTAAAGATAATATAGAGTCAAGAGCAAATAACTTACTAAGTTTAACTAAGAATGGCATCCCAGGAGAGAGTTCTGAAGCAAGTGCTAAGGTAGCAAGTTATTTAGAAAGTATTGGTAGTTCTAATGCGTATATTAAATTTATCAACCAACCACTCTCAAGTGCATTGACACTGAAAGAAGGATACCCAGGAGCTAATTTAATTAGAACAGGTTTATTCGACGATATCAGAAAGAAAGCAATTAATCTTACTAGCTTACCAGCAGACAAATGGTGCCCAGGAGACGTATATATTCAGACAGGTGAAGTAAGTGGTTTAGAAAGTATACAATCCGTGGAAAATCTCAACGGCCTATTTAATGAAGAATGGAGCAGTACAAAAAGACCTTTAACAGCTATATCTCTTAAACAGCAAAATGCTCAAGGAGGAAAAGCTAAGGCACTACTCAGTGCATTTTCTAAAGTCAAAGATGACTACAACCTAACTAGTGACGAAATAGATTACGACATTGTTAAATACCAAAAAGGTATTAAAAGACTACGTAAGAAAGTAGAAGGTTTAGTAGGAGGTAATCCTAACATAATATATAATGTAGATACCGGTGAACTACCTTCCGAACCTACTTCTCAAATAAAAGACCCATCAAAATGGTTAAGAGGTAAGTATGCAGCTTTAAAGTCTATTGAATTTTTATTTAGGAAGTTTGCAGACAGTAAAGTAGATGATGCAATAGTAGCAATAGCTGGTTTTGCAATGTCATTAACTGGAGTTAATCCTGCATTCTTTAAAGTAGAAGGCCAATCATCAGGAGGTAAAGCTAAGTTATCTGTTTTCGCAAGAGGAGAGGTTATAGATTTATACGGTGATAACGAAGACAAGAAAGACCCTATAGAAGTACAAGATAGTACTACCTTTGGAGGATTAAAGTTGTTTTTTAAAATTACCCAAGGAGGTGTTCCATATTCGGTTGCTGTTAATGCAAGGAGTAATGGGAATACACAAGGTACTATTGAGATACAGAATATCTCTAAGATAGATTAAAAAACAAGTTATGGCACAAGACATAAAAAAGATAATAGCACAAGAATATATTAAGTGTGCTAAAGATCCGGCGTACTTTATGAAAAAGTACTGTTATATACAACACCCTACTCGTGGTCGTATCTTATTCTCTCTATACCCTTTTCAGGAAAAAGTACTACATTTATTTAGAGACAATCAATACCTTATCACTCTTAAATCAAGACAGTTAGGTATATCAACATTAGCTTCAGCATACTCCTTATGGTTAATGACATTTCATAAAGATAAGAATGTTTTAGCTTTAGCTACAACTCAAGCAACCGCACGTAACCTAGTTACTAAGGTTATCTTTATGTACGATCAACTACCTAAATGGCTTAGATTACCGGCATTAGAGAAAAACAAACTATCTCTTAGATTAAAGAACGGCTCTAAAGTACAAGCAAAATCATCTAATGCAGATGCAGCAAGATCAGAAGCAGTATCATTACTATTAATTGATGAAGCAGCCTTTGTAGATAACATTGATGAAACCTTTGCTGCTGCACAACAGACACTTGCTACCGGTGGGCAATGTATGGCCTTATCTACTCCTAACGGCATAGGTAATTGGTTCCATCAGACATGGGAGAAAGCAGAATCAGGAGAGAATTCATTTGTACCTATTAGACTACCCTGGACAGTACATCCTGAAAGAAACGAGGAATGGAGAGAACAACAGACTAAAGACTTAGGTCCTCGTATGGCAGGACAAGAATGTGACTGTGACTTCTTAGCTTCTGGTGAAACAGTATTTGAGCCAGATGATATGCTATTCATAGAACAGACTACTTTATCTGAACCAATGGAAAGAAGAGGAGCAGACGGTAACCTATGGGTTTGGGAGGCAGCTGATTACGGTAAATCGTATATGGTTGTAGCAGATGTAGCTCGAGGAGATGGACAGGATTATTCTGCATTTCATATATTTGATGTAGAAAATTGCGTACAGGTAGCAGAATATAAAGGTAAACTATCACCTAAAGATTTCGGTAATGTACTAGTAGGAATAGCATCAGAATATAATGATGCACTATTAGTTATAGAGAATGCTAATATTGGGTGGGCTACTATAGAACAAGCACTAGAACGTCAATATAAGAACCTCTACTACAGTACTACTTCTAATATGGAGACAGTTGAATCTTATATGTCTAAGTATGAGAGAGATAAGCTAGTACCTGGCTTTACAATGTCTGTTCGTACTAGACCTCTTGTTATTGCTAAAGCAATAGAATATATAAGAGATAAATCAGCAACAATACAATCTAAACGTTTACTCGGAGAAATGAGAGTATTTGTTTGGAAGAACGGAAAACCTCAAGCACAAACAAGATATAATGATGATTTAGTTATTGCTTTCGCAACCGCACTCTACGTTAGAGATACTGCATTAAAGTTGAGACAACAAGGAATGGATCTAGCACGAGCATCCCTCTCTTCTTTTACTAATTTAAATTCAAAAAACAAAGCTATTATACAAAATGTTGGTAGTCAGCTAGATAATCCTTATCTTATGGATACTAACAACGGCGAGAAAGAAGATTTACGCTGGTTATTTTAGTTTAACTATTTATATAATACAAACACATTAATATGGCGAACCGCTCATTATTTAGTAGACTGTCAAGATTATTTTCATCCGATGTAATAGTAAGAAATATCGGAGGGGATCAATTAAAGATAGTTGATACTAACAATATACAGAGTACTGGTAAATACCAGACTAACTCACTGATGGACAAATTTAGCCGTCTTTATATATACAACAATAAAAATATATTTAACCCTAATGTAAATTATCAGACATTAAGGATTCAACTCTATTCTGATTATGAGGCAATGGATACTGATCCTATCATAGCATCAGCTTTAGATATTCTAGCAGATGAAGCTACTGTAAAGAGTGATAAGAATGAAGTACTAGGAATTAAATCATCAGATGAGAATATACAAAGAGTACTATATAATTTATTCTACGATGTACTTAACATAGAATTTAACTTATGGAGCTGGACACGTAATATGTGTAAGCACGGTGACTTTTTCTTAAAGTTAGAGATAGCAGAGAAATTTGGTGTTTATAATGTTATTCCTTATACCGTATATAAT